TTTACCCGGATGGTGGGCGTTAAGTAAATTAATTGAGGGTATGCAAGCTGTCTTCGGTGATGAGGATGAAGCCGACAAACCATTTGACTTTAATAATTGGTACAAGAATTGGTTGGCAGATAACATGGGTAACTTCTGGGGAGACGCTATTGCTCGTGGAGTAATGACTCAAGTATCCGGTATTAACTTAGCAGACCGTATGGGGTTAAATGATTTGTGGTTCCGTGATGCACGCAACAGTCCTGATGAAGTTGCAGCTGCGCAAGCATTTATTGTTAGTTTAATGGGTCCGTCTGTAGGTATAGGCATTAGCGCAATTGAAGCTTTGAAGCAAATGCGTGAAGGCCACCTTGAACGAGGCATGGAAACATTATCTCCAGCAATCTTAAAGAATTTACTTAAGGCCGGTCGGTTCTCAGAAACTTTTGGCGAAGGCCGAGCAACTACCCTAAAAGGTGATGTGCTTATTGATGACTTCGGTATAGGGGAAGTAGCTGCGCAAGCAATAGGTTTTGGCCCTGAAAGATTGGCACAGAAACAAAAAGCTAATATTGAAGCAAAGACTGCTGAACAAGAAGTATTAGATAGACGTGCGGCGTTACTTAATGCTTACTTTATGGGCGTAGATAACACAGATGTAGATTTAATGATAGCAACGCTTGAGAAAATTGCAGTGTTCAATACATCAAACCCTGGTCGTGGTATAAAACCTGAAAACCTTAAAGACTCTGTACTAACTCGTTATAGACAGCGTGCTCTTGCACAAACAACAGGCGGTATAAACATTGATAAGAAATTAATTGGGCAGTTAGGTGGTATGACTGCATACGGCAACGAATAAAAAAACCCCACCGTGGTGGGGTATGAATTAATACTTGAAGGAAAAGTAACCGAAACAATGTAGTTACAGCTGTATGATACTACTTAATCCGCCAAACTCGCAACCCCTGCACACCTTTTTCAACAACAATTTGTGTCTTTATGCGGAATTTAAGTCGTTTTGTTGCTCTTTCCACTTGTTCCAAAGCTACATCGGGGTCTAAGCACGGTATAAAGAACGAAGACCCCACTATAAAATTCCTCCAATTAACGTTAAAGTCAATCCCGTATATCAGCATTTGTAATTGCTTTAGCTGCTTCTATATAAGTTTCTGTATCAATAAAGCTAGTTGAGTCTGTCTTAAACACAAACACATCTACAGGTGGCGATACAATCTTTGTGCCCTTAGTAATGCGTTTCTTAATGGGTCCTAGATAAACTCCGTCTGCTGTCAGCCCTTTTAAAGTTTCCTTCAAGGTAATCTGTTGCTTAGTGCAGTAAGCCCTAAGCTGCTTAGCGTTTATGTACAGCCGTTTAGTATCAGGCTCAATCCTAATGTACAAGTCATTAAACTTAGGCTCAACAATAGGCAGTTGCTCCATACCAGACCTAGAGTCAGTGTTCCCGTTAATAACTAGGGTAGCTGCACGGTGCTCGTTCATAAACTCACCAATGACGCTAGACTGTTCTTGCGATGGAGCTTTAACTTCGTTACGCATAACTTTAAGCTCAGATAGAATCCAGTCATAAACTCGTCTAACATTAAAGTCAATGATGCCCAAGTCTTTAGCTATCAATGCACCAGCTATGTTACACGCCACCACACCTGACCAAAACCGTTCACGGCTAGTAAACCCTACGTCGGCGTCAATCCGTTGTTGAATCTGCTTAACTAAATCAACAGCGGACTCTAAGTTACCAACTAAATACTTGGAGTATTCCAACCCTGCGTGTCCGTAGTTACTATATAGCTTGTCAAATATTTCATCGGCTTCTTTCTTCGACAAGTGATTAGTCATCTCAATACGGTACTCAATCAACCGCATGAACTCCCCGTCAGGCGTAGACTTCAAAGCCGACAACTTATCGTAGAAGGATGCGTTAGAACTACATAAGGCTATTGTTGACCACTTAGTGAAGTTAACCCGCTCAGCGTTCTCGTGCTGCTTCATTCGGTTCTTACCCCGTCCTTGAGACATGCTGTATACCAAGTCAGAGAAGTCTTCGCCAGTAAGTTTAGTTACTTCATCAATAGTTGCTGGCAGGTTATTTAAAATACCAAGCCTATGGATAATAGTGTTCTGCGTATCTTTCCACTGCATCATCAATTCTTCGGGATGTCCCCATACACTGTTGCACATTTTTAAAATCGTGGATTTACCTGTGCCTGATGTATTGTTAATCAGGTTAATGATTGCACCTTTAAGGTTTAGGTGTTTAAGTAGTGGAGCCCCAAACGCTGTAAAGAAACCAAACGCATGTGGTTCAAACCCTTCCTTATCATATACCTTAGCTACGGACTTCCACTCGTCGTAATCTCCTGTCGGTTTTAGCCATTCTGCTAGGCTACCTGTTGATGTTGATGGGGGGCTATAAGTTACTCCTGTAGCCGATACTTCTTGTTCCCCTAAAATAAACTTATCGTTATCTTCGACCCAACCAAACTGTGTTCGCATAATCTCTACCCTATCTCTATGTTGACTTTCTTTAATAAACGTAATCACGTAATTCATAATGCTTGCCATCTGTGGTTTAGGTGCGGCGACACCATACCATGCTAATTTATCTCGTAGCTTTTCGTAGGTCAAAGCGTCAGTCTGTGGCATAGCAAACTCACGCATACCATCTTTAGGTAGATGTAACCTAATCCATACTGTATCACCTTTTACAGGATCGTATAGTCGCTTAACAATATATAAGTCGTGCTCATAAATATTAATCGAGTCTTCGTTGCCCTCTTTATCCTTAGTCTTTAAATAGACTCCGCCTTTCTTACCCCTGAAATACGGGAATGGATACAAAGGAACTGTGACCGTTTCTGTCTTATTATCCTCCGTCTCAACAACGAGTTGATTCTCTTCCGCACTAGCGATTTCAGATCCAAGCTGAATAGGTGATGTAATTTTATTTCTGTTCGGACATGTCGCACATTCTTTTGGGCTAAGCTTCTCAAATGTCTGACAGGTGTATGGCCCCTTAGTCGCATTTGCTTTCTTCTCGGTTTCGACTGGATTGTATTGCGGATGATTTGATGATATTTTATGAACCGCTTCATCTGCATCTACACAATGTGCGGCAATTGATAACCCTGCTCTCCATAGTGGCTCCTCTATATCTTGTTGGTTAAGTACAATACGTTCTAGCTGTGCACAACCTTTGCCGTTCAAAGTTTTAAGCATTATAGTTTTAAACCTACTCTGCTTATTACCCATCAAGGCACGGGTCATTTCATTTAGTTGCCTAGGTATATAATCCGGTGCAACTAAAACACCTAGTATCTTTTTTATTTCTCCGTGGTCTATCTCATCGCATATTGCCAATAACTCAACAGGGAACGGTGGGTTTGACTTGTGATTCCAAGTCTCAGGAACTCTTAGAATAGATGCACTATCCGCAGTCCTAGATGAATCTGCATGAAACTCAAACTCTTCACATAAACTTTTTATACGCTCGGCGGTAGGAAGCCACTCTGCTCTAGAGATAGTTGTTGTTAATCTCCAGTAAGCATGTACGCCTCTACCCGAATTAACTATCGTGGGTAACGGCATGCAAATTTTAGTACAAAATGTTTTGAGTGCTTCTAAACCTTCTTCTCTATCTTCATATGGTTTAGTAAGTCCGCAATCAATGTCAATCCAAAAAGATCTAAAGAAATTACTATTCTTTTGTGTTCTCCCATCCGTTTTGTTTTGGTATTTGGCGCAAGCAAAGTAGACATTATATAAGTCGTCAACTAAATCCTTTGCAAGTATCTCAACTTCTGCTAACGTATCAACAAAAATTTGTTTGGGATACCCTTCCTCTTTTAGTCCGACTATGCAGTAGACACCTTCCCCTTCGGGAGGCAACACTGCCTTAAGCAAATCTGTCGTTGCCATATGTCCCTTAAATTAAACTTCCACATTCGGTAGAAGTTTGTCCAATAGTTTTTTAATTTTTTCAGCTTTGTTCTTGTGTGGCACTGACTTGCCGACGAACCATGAATATACAGTCATACGAGATACTTTAAAATATTTCGCAACTTTAGCCACAGGAACGTCGGTGTCAATACACACCCTTCCAAGAAGGACACCAATATTTTTCTTGGTATCTGCTTCTTGGTTGGCTTTAACAAGATGGAAGCTATAGCCCCGTAAACTCATTTGTGTTATGTCCAATCTTTCATAACAGCTTTTAAGTCAGGCTTGGAAGTAGGCTGGGCTTTTTTATCTTCACGCTTCTTTGGCTCAGCTATTTCCTCTTGTTCAACTTCTACCTTTGGTGCTGCTATGGCTTTAGGCTTTGAGTCGGTCTGTGCTACAGTAGTTTCTACTGCACGCTTAGCGGAAGGTGTTTCTCCTTGACGCTTAGCAACTTCCCACTCTTCCTTGCTCAAAAACTTAACTGGGCGGAAGTACACTTTAGCAACGTCGCTCTTTTCATCAAAGCGCATTTCAGTTACTAACGTATTAAGGTTGTACCCTTGTGAACCAACGTACTTAGCAAACTGCTCAAACGGCATAGTGTTTAATTCACCTTTACCAAATATAGACTTGGATGCTAATTCCAATTGATACACATCGCCACCAACATCATCAGCTAAAACAACTGCTAACTTGCGACGATGACGGCATGCACGGCTATCACCTTGACCAGACCCTTTGATATTCTGTGGGCACTCGCCGCAGTTGTGATGCTGTGCTTCTTTAGCAGACGCATCAGGTATTACACCATCGTTAGACCAGCAGTCAGGTGCAGTAGCTTCTTCGCTTGCGTTGTATGCTTTGGCGTAGAACTGCCGAGATATATGCTTAGCCGCATTAACAATAACGATATTCATTTCCTCGTTCTTGCTAGTAACAATTTCCTCGCCATTAACAACCATGCGGAACTTACTACCACGCAAAGATATACGCTTGCTACTACCACCATTACCAGCTAGGGCTTTAGTTACAGCATCAAGTTCTACGTCCTTTAAATACTCGGGTAGGTTTTGATTAAACAAAGTCATTTCACTCATTTACTTCTCCTTACGGTTATATGATATGCGTTATCCACATTTAGACCGGGTGGTAACATGTCCGGGTTTTCTTCTAAGAACTGCTTTATGTTTGTTTGATGTATGCGCCGTTCTAAAACTTCGGGCACATTATGTTCAAACATCCAATCGTAAAAACGCTCCCAGTCATTAGTCCAATACTTAGACTTGATGGTGCGAATTGCGGTACCGTCTTTAGTTTTGATACTATCGGCACCTGTGTTTTTGCATATGCTTAAAAGCTCTTGGTTAATGAGGTCTAGCTTGGTAACAAACTCGCTATCAATCTCTTCCCATTCCCGCTTAGCTTCTTCTCGTGCATCCCTAATCTTAATAAAGACAGAGACGAGTTTATCGACGTTCATGCCGTCAGTTGGTTCCATACTTTTCCTTTCAAATATAAACGAATCTTTGTTCGTTGGATACAATTATACTACAACTATTTACACTGTCAAGTGTTTTCTTCAATTTCTTTTTTGTATAAATCAATTATTTTTGTGTGGACATCTAGCTTATTTTGCAACATACCATACATTCTTGTCTCTACGGGAGAACCCTTAATATGCACTACAGTCATAGCGTTCTTCTGTCCCTGCCTGTCTATACGAGCATTAGCTTGCAAGTAAGTTTCAATAGACGTTACTGGAGCGTACCAAATAATTGTATCGGCGGCTGTTAATGTTACACCATGTGCCGCAGCTTGTGGCTGAATGATGAGAACTTTTATATCGTCTTTTTCTTGAAACCGTTTAAATATTTCTGTCCGCTTATTGACGGTAACAGCCCCGTTAATTATTTCCGAGGAAATACCTGCCCCTCTTAAATGCGCTTTAAGTAGTTCTATTGTATGAGTAAACGGAACAAATACAAGCACTTTATTACTAGACTCGTTGATTACTTCTTCTACAACACGAAGACGATTGCCAACATCAAACTCAACCACGTTACCAGCATCGCTGTAAACAGCACCGCCAGAAATCTGCAAGAGTTTATTGAGGTTAACCGCTGCATTGACCGTGCTAATTTCTTCACCATCAGCAACCATAAGCATTTCTTTTTTGAGTAACTTATAATATTTCTCCTGTTGCGCAGTAAGTGGAGCATCTCTAAAAACATGCGTAACTTCGGGCAAGTCTAGACATTCTTTTTTAGTGTATCGAATAGCTGGCTGTAAAGCATCAAATACAACCGCATTAGCGTTTGGTCTAGGTACCCAACGGAACTGACTAATGTTAATCATAGTCTGATCTCTAAACGCACCAAAAAATCTAGGCACTCTCTCGGGCACGCATAGTTTGGCTAAGCCGAAGGCATCGGTAGGTGTTTGAGCCGCTGGTGTTCCTGTCATAAGCCATAACCTAGTGTCAGGGCGTACCAACTCTTTCATAGTTTTCCAACGTTTTGTAGTAACAGTTTTATACGCATTAGCTTCGTCGATAATAATTAAGTCAAAGTCATTACGTGCTATGTCCTGTGCAACAATCTCAACGCCATCGTAATTAATAATCACAAACTCGGCATCGCTATCAATGATGGCTTTGCGTTTAATCCTAGAACCGTAAGCAACACCAACTTTGCGATGTACTGCAACTTTAAATAGGTCTGCCTGCCATGCGGACTGCATGATAGATAAGGGGCATACAATTAACACCCTATTAATTAATCTATTCTCTAGTAGATAGTCTGCCGCCCAAATAGCTGATGCAGTTTTACCTGTGCCCTGTTCGTTAAAACAAAATGACCGAGGGTTTGTAGTAAAGAAGTATGTTGTCTCTTCTTGATGCGCCATTGGAGGGTAAGCCCCAGGCCAAGAGTATTTACTTAGTCTTTTTGGGGGGCTTGTTTTTCTTGACTGTGTGGTCGGAGTTTCTTGAGAAGGAGCGATTGACGTGGGCAGGCTTGATTTGTAAATTTCCTTTGGCGTTTGTTCCACCCTTGCTAAGCGGCTTGACGTGGTCAATATCCTTGCCCTCTCGGGCGTCGGATTTCCCATTATTATTCTTGTCGGTTCCTGTGGAGTCGAGTTCGTATCGTGCTCTTGCTCTCGTATTTCTCGTAGCTTGCTCATCTCGGGCTTTCTGTTGTTGGTATTCCTTCTTGTAAGGACGGGGTTTGTTCACATAAGGCATATTTATCCTCTTCTTTCCTGTAAAAATATACGGCACCATTAGCCAATACTACGTATTTTGGCATAGAATCCTTGCCATAACAATCAGTAAGTTCTTTGAGGATTTGCTCGACTTCATCGTTAGTCATTAACATCTCCCATCAGGGTCAAATTGTTCCCAAGCGTTCTTCATCTTTAGCTGATTGTTTGAGCGTTCGAGCTGATACTGTAAGTCTTTAACCATATATTCCAAGTCAGCAAGCCTTTTATCTTTTAGCTTGCACTCGGTTATCAGTTCAGTTACTGCTCGAAGTAATTCGTGTTCGGTCATGCTATACATCCTCCCTTTTGTATTTAATAAGAAATATATACTTTAACTTTCGTAATGCCTTCTTCTCAACTTCACTAACCCTACTTCGTGACATACCTAACTTGTCTGCCACTTCTTGTTGAGTCATATACCCTTCGTTGTTTTGAGGGGTTGCTTCTTCGGGTTCGTCGTCTTCATCTTCATACATTGTTGTTACTTTCTACAGTACGGGCATTTAATAAGTATAGTTAATATCTTTGACTTGCAATGTACGCAAATGTAGTGGGTCATTTCTTACTACCTTTAACCATCTTACAAATTAATCTCCACTCTTCAAGCGTTGGTAAGATGTCAGGGTTCATGATTAATTCACGCATTGGATGGGTATAAAGTGGAATATGGTAAATCTCGTCTTTAACCGCACTAAAAAGTAATTCGTTCGATGCCATCCACGCTATTGGTTTAGTCATTTCTCCCTCGCT